AAAATTCATCCTTTACCCTATCTTCAAGAAAGCTACCCCTCATAGCAGAAGTTGTCATTACAGCCTCTTTCTTAGAGACACCTCTAGCAATCATACATAGATGTTGAGCCTCTACTACAACCCCAACTCCTGCTGGTTGTAATATGGACTCTAAAGCATTCGCTATCTGCTGGGTCATACGCTCCTGTATTTGCAGCCTTCTTGAGTAGATTTCCACCAATCTTGCCAGCTTGCTTACCCCGACTACTTTGCCCTCTGGCAGGTAGCCTATGTGCACCTTACCAAAAAACGGTAGAAGGTGGTGCTCACAGGTAGAGAAAAACTCAATATCTCTAAGTACAACCATTTGGTCGTACGCTTCAGTCTCAGAGAATTGAGCTTGCAAAGTCAGCACTGAACAAGGGTCTTTACCGTACCCAGAGAATAGAGTTTCCCAGGAACGTACAACCCTTGCTGGAGTGTTTTGTAAGCCCTCTCTATTGGGGTCTTCCCCTATATACTCAAGGATACGTCGTACACTGTCCTCTATCTCTCTAGGAAATTCCCAAGGGAATCTTACCCAATGCTTTGACTCTACCTTCTTTACGTAGTACGTAGGTGTAAAATTAGTATGTTCCTTCACTACCAAAGCACCTGTCTTATGCCCACGAACAGAGAATCTGTACAACGTTGCACCGCTATCTACAATATCATCCACTACAAAGACATTCTTTGCTGGTACGCACGACAAAGTGTCTAACTGCTTGATTTTAGTAAGTTTAGCTAGTTCTCTAGCAACAAAACTGCCTCCTGTAGGAACTCCCCATAAGTAGAGTATGTCCTTATCTGAAGAGACTTTCTTAGCAAGCTTCCTACACCACTTCTCAAACACCATCCAGCTTACATACTCACCTACTTGATGTCCAGAATTTTGTGTATCTGAAGAGAGAGTCTCCAAAAGTTCCTCTTTTTGATTATCTTTATACATTTCTCGATTTCCTCCTGGTTATTATCTTTTGGTTGTAAGAAGAGCGGAAGTTTTCTCTTCATAGCCATAACTTCAAACTCTTCCAGCTCCTTTGTTGTGTGGTTGTCGTACACAACTTTAATTTCACTAGCATGATAAGTTCGCCATTCACTTCCCCTTTTAGGACTCACTGTAACCCAGTCAATCAAATCTTTTTGGAGAATCCACTGAGGAACCTCTACTCCGTTAGTCTCCACCATAATAAAGGCTTTTATTTTGTGTTTGATTCCAGCAACAAGCTTCAACATACTCTCAGGATTCTGTATAGTAGGCTCTCCGCCAGTAAGTACAACAGTTCTAGGAACATAAGCTTGAATTCTGGCTAGTAATCTCCCAACATCCAACTCTTCAAAAGGTTTCCAAGCGTACTTGGTATCACACCAAGGACATTTTAGGTTACACCCCGCAAATCTTACGAACAAGCAAGGAGTTCCAGTCCAGAAACCTTCCCCCTGGATAGAATCAAAGACTTCACTTATTTTGAGAGCCTTCGGGTCGACTACCTTTTGCTTCTTTTTCCGCCCCATGATACCCCCAACCTTCCGTATACATTACTCTGGCATCTTTGCTCTCCCACACCGTTACACCTACTAAAGTAAAGATGCCCTCATTTTCGAAATACTCAAACTCTCGTTTAAGCATATAGTAGAGTTCCCTTGCCATATTCTCACAGGTAGGATTGAGCCCTTTAGGTAGGTGTTTATTCAAACAAGAGTGATCGAAAACAGCTAAGGTCTTCTTAAAGATGCGTTTTAAGTCTTTGAAATCAACAACCATACCCAATCCACGCACCTTTTCAGCACCAACAGTAACTTCCACTTTCCATGTATGTCCATGAAGCTCCGCACAGGCTCCTCTATAACCCTCCAACCAGTGAGCAGCCGCAAAATCGTCTGTTATAGATAGAAAATACATCACTTTTCTCCTTTACTTCTTCGTTCAGCCGCTTTTGTTTCAATTACATTCACTACTCCTGAAGCTAAGATGCAAACAGCAGCTAATAAGAAAACTACTAAGACTCTTGCCCAGGAGTTAAGTGTCAAAAGTAGGGCTGAAATAAGAGCAAACCCAAAAAACATCAAGCCTAAACCAGCTATAATGTGAGAAAGTCTCACTTTTTTACCTCCTTTACCGTATAAAGTATTTCAGGATGTCTTTCTTGAAGCCCTTTTACAAGAGCAGAAACTTCATCAGCAAGTGAAGCCCAAAGTCCTGCTGGAATCTTAATCGTAACTTCTACTGCTTGAATCATCCTCTCTGGAGTTTCTGGAGATTCTTCTTCCTCAACCTCTTCAGGCTCCTCAACATCGAAGTCCTCTATCCATTGGCGTCTCTCTTCCAACTCCTCTTCTGTAAAGAGAGGCTCCAAATCCTCTTCGAATTGCTCTTCCAAAGCTTTGGCTAATTCGTACCTTAACATCTCGTCGTACCCGTTGAATTCAGCAACTCTATTGGAAGCTAGCGAATACCACTTCGCTTGGGCTTCCGTTAAGTCTGAGCGGTCGATAATAGGAACTTCTTTTAGCTCCAGCTTCTGGGCTGCCTTCCACCTAGCTCCTCCAGCAATGATTAACCCGTCTTTCCAAACAATGATTGGGTCTATGTAGCCTACTCTGCGTATTGATTCACATAAGGCTTCAATACCCCTTTCTGTATGGATGCGATAGTTCCAGTTAGGTTCTGTTAAAGAATCTACAGGAACCATTTTCACATCCGAAGTCTTGAAATTACGAATGGCCATAAAACACCTCCACTAAACTCAAATATCAAGGAAGCCAATCAGTATCTTCTATATCTTCCTCGGCTTCCTCATCAGAAACGGCCCCTCCTAAAGCTACCTGCCAGAGTAGTAATTCATCTTCTTTAGAAAGGGTCGTAACTTCCTCTTTATGTTTTCTAGGTTCTCTATCGAGCAACCAGTCTATACTTTCCTTCGCCAGTTGCTCTTCCAAAGTTAGTTCCCTATAGCTTTCCCCTAATTGTGGTACGTCTCTTATCCCCGCATCAAACTCCTTAACTGCAGATAACGTTGCACAAGCAAGAGCATCACTTACATCCTTAGAACCATCCTTGGGATGGTCAATCTTTCCCGTACGAGGGTCTCTTTGAAGGCAACGCAAGTCCTCCAAGAGAGGAGGATAAGGATAACATTTTATTCTTCCCTCTTGCACAACCTCTTTTAACACTAAATAAGCATCTGGAGTCCTTTCTGCTGAAGCATAACCAACTACATCTTCTCCAAACCTTGCTTTTAGCACTTGCTGGGATTCTCTAGAACCATACAAATCATATGTAATACGTGCAAAGTTAAAGCCTGCTTCATCCCTTAAACGGTAAAGAATCTTTCTAATATCTGCAAAGGAAATTTCTCCTTCTTTAGGAGGTACGACTTTCAAAACCAAATCGGCTATGATAATAGGCACAGTTTCCACCACTTCCTCTATCTCATCTTCAGAGATATGTAGAGAAGGCCTCCCCCTCCTTCTTCTCTTTCTTTTCCTTTCTTCCAAACGACTAATGTGTACAACAGCTATGCCTGTACAATCAGATAAAGAAGATAAGTCTATATGAGCATATCTAGGTGCTGAAGGATTTATCTTGGGAATTGGAAAACCATCCCTAGTTACTTTAGATATCTTACTAAAATCCAATGCGTAGTGTAGGTATTCTGCAGGCACTCCTTCGTGCCTCCATTTCAAATCTATTGGAGAAGGAAGTTCTGGAGAGAATATCTCCATTAGCTTTTTATCGTCGTAAAAGAATCTGCGTATTGTACGGATATTCTTCCCAAGTATATCTCTTACAGCTCCTTCTAAATCGTCGTTAAAGTCTTGCCAATACTCTATAGGAATAGCATATACGCTCCCAGTTGACTTTAGTGTTTCGGCTTCATCTTTATCGGTGATAATCTTTGGTGCTTCTTGATGAGTTCCTATAAAGACCCAAAACTTCTTACCACTATATCGGTGGGCGGGTTTAGTTTCCCACTCACTTTTTTCATATACTACAACTGTATCGTTATCTGCTTTCTCTGCTAACCTATCTAGAAAGTCATCGGGATGATTTGCTGATGAATTTAAAATAAGCATACCAGGAACTCTTCCTAAAGATTGGTAACGAGATTTCATTCGTCTCCAAATGGAGGTGTACAACTTTTTAGCTTGGTCCCACTCTTGTTCGGCTGTATTAGCTACCTTGACACTACCTTTAACAACTGGAAAGAAATTAGCCTCCTCAATAACTCCGCCAAAAAGGTTCTCTCCAAGAGGAGACAATGTAGATGAATTCCCACTAACAATAGAAATCAATTTCTGAGGAAATTCTATGATAGTATCTGTATTCTTATTCCTAACAAACTCTTTATTAAAATAAGGAGATGAATCAATCATTTCCCTAACAGTAGAAAACAACACTCTAAAAGCGTGTTGTGCATTAATACTCAAATTCATGAAAACAATCTTAGTAGTAGGAGAAAGCCCATAAAAAGTCTGAGGACTCCTTAAACAAGATAACTCAAAGGTTTGACGAGAAAGCAATAAAGCAGACAACCAAGTCTTACCCCAACCAATAGAACCCTTGAAGATAATAACCATAGGTCTTACAGGACGAGTAGTAATCTGATAGAAGATTTCTTTAACACCAGGGTATGTATTCTTCCCAACTTCTCCAAAGTAATAAGGGTCGTTAAGCCACTTTATGGGGTCAACAGGAGGTCTTTCATACTTTGACTCATACCACTCTTCGTAAAGTTCTTTTTCGGTAACACCACAACTAGAAGCAACCTCCTGTAAGAATCTAGAAATTTCAAGATGA